GTCATTTCTCTAATAAGTAGATATAGTGATTTTTTATTAAAATTTTCTATGTAATTTGCTCTACGGAATAATTCTAATACAGAATCTGCAATTTGCATGTCTCTTTTCTTTGGAAAATGGTTTTCTAAATGTTTATCCCAATATTCTAACATTCTAATATTAAATGTTCTATGTTCATCGTTTCTAACTTCTTCTCTAAAATTATTTTCAGTATCAAACGATTCCGGCAAACCTGACATCACATCGGTATCTTTATATCTTTTATAATTTGCATTATTATTAAGAATTAAATAGTTTCTGGCAACAATAGTAAAATAACTAAAAGCTTTACCCTTACCCGCTTTGTACATATGAATTTTTTCAATCATGAATGCAACAACCTCTGCCATTACATCTTTTGGGTCATCATCAAAATAAGTAAACTTCCATTTATTATAAACTATCTCTGCAAGTTTGTCAAATGCAGCTGCAATTCTTTCTCTATATAATTTATCTTTAATATATTGGTCATTAGTTAAGTTATACTCAATAATTGCATCTTCGGTATCTTTTGGAAAATATTGTCTGTTCGGCCCTCTTTTCTTTCTAACTGGCATTTTTTTGTTGTTTGAATTTTTCTATTGTTTCTTTAATTTGATAAAATATAGAACCAACTTCATCATCCTTCTCAAACATTTCACGACTATCAATTAGTCTTAGTGCCTCCAGTAATGCTTCGTTCCTTTCAATTTCTGTTTGTATAAATTTTTGTGTATCTTCGTATGTATCTTCATATTTTTCTAATTTTTTTAGAAGATTATAAACTACATATGATAATGTAAGTATGAGTAATGTAAGTATTGTATATATCATATTAAACGATTTCGTATCCTTGTAAAAATAATTTGTTTGCATTTTTGAATTTAACTTCAACCATCTCACCTTCTTTTGATTTCATTACAATTTTTTCATTTCTACCAAAATCTACTTTTTTCACCACCTGAGTATTGTAAACTCTATCTTTAATTGTAAATCCGTCTAAATGGTCAATTTCATGTTGAACTATAACGGTCATCATTGTTTCTTTTGATATTGATTCATTTGCTTTATCACCTTCTGAATTAATTTCAAATGTTAGTTCACCCAAGTTATCAGTATCAACTACGACTTTACAGGCTCTAATAGTTCTAGTTGGTTTTGTAAGTGAAGATGGAATTGATAAACACCCTTCCATAAAAAGAAACCCTTCTTTAGATTTTTCTTTAATAATTGGATTTAACAAAAATAATTCTGTAATATCTTCTTCTTCTCCAAATTTAATATAACAAGCTCTTTTTTTAATTCCTAATTGAGTTGCTGAAATACCTAAACCTGGATATTCACTTAATCCTTGTTCTAATTGTTTTCTTAACTCATCAGCTTCTTGTTGTGTAATTTCTGACTTTAATACAGGAGTTTTTAGATACTCCACAAACTCTTTTGTTGTTAGTCCGTTAGAACCCTTATCAACTATTAATTTCATATTTTATTTTTTTAATCCGTATTTAATCCATTTATACCATACTCTTTCGTGAATATAGTATTGAATGGGTTTATAAATCAATTCTGCTACTCCAAATGCTGCTCCAATTTTAATTGAACCACTTATCAACCACATTAATAAGAAACCAATTAAGGTACTTAAAATACGATATGAGATGGTTTTAGCAATATGTCGTTTACGCTCTACTACCATTTTCCGTATCTATATTGTAAACGATTACGTCACCATTTGAGTCAATGTATTTTTGTCTAATTGCCGTACCACTAATTACTTCAATTTCTTTTGGTGGTTCGTGATAAATTACATCATAACCAACACCTCTACCATAGTTTACTGACTCAATATCGGGTATAATAGATAATAAGATTTTATCCCAATTTTGTGTAAAGAATGGTTCGTTTGATAATTCTTTTAAAACTTCTTGTGCAGACTTTGGATTGTTCTCATCTTGTTGAACATCTCTAATTGCTATCCAACAATTCTTTCCTTTCTCTAATTGTTGATTGATTAACCACTCATGTCCTTTATGCCACGTTTGCCATCTTCCAATAAATAATGCGTATTTTTTCATATTTGTAATATACAAAAATTATTCTAAATTACCAAATAATTAATAAGTTTTGATATTTTCCTCTTCGTTTCTGAATTTTGCTAATTCTCTAACGGTTCCACCTTTTGATTTTAACCAATAATTAACCGCTTTTGGGTTATTTATCCACAAATTTCTTTTTTGCCATTGAAATTCTGGATGCATGTATTCTTCCCATTTTAATGATGGTGTTTCTTCTATAATTTCAGAAATAGGTGTAACATCAACCACAACATCAGCAGATTCAACATTTGTATCTTCTTTTTTTTCGTTAATCTCATTTTTTTCTGTTTCGTTAAGAATATTTTCCACTATAACTTCATTTTTATTATCTTTTGTAGAATATTTTCCACTATCTCCGTAAATTTGGTAATTTTTGTAGTTTTCCTCCATTAAGTCATCTAAATTATCATATAAACCCAATTTTTCGTCATTTTCTATTATTTCACCCAAAAGTTGTCTTTGTTTTCTTTTTTTTTCACCAACCATTCCGTTAAATGCGATAATTAAGGCAACCGCCAACGGGTCAAATACTATTACAATCAAAAATATGAAGAATTTTACAACATTTTTCAATTCTATACCAAAGGCCTCTGCAACAAACCTAAAACCACCTACTTCTTTCTCCAAATCTATGTTAGAAGTTTTAATTTCGTTGATTTTTTCGTTTTCTTTCGCGTTTTGGTCTTGCAAATCACTAATTTTTTTGTTAATTTTAGCAATTTCTTTATCTCTATTGTCTATTGAACGAATAAGACGAGAATTTACCTTACCACCATCTAATATTTTACCTTGATTTTTATTAAATTCACTAATTTGAGTAGAAAGTTGATTAATTTGTATTGTATTTTGGTCAATTTTAGTAGAATGTACCATAATTTCTCTATCTACCTGTTGTAGTTTGAGAGATTGTGCCTGAAAAGCATTAGAAAGGTAACCAAATATACCTGCAGATGTTATTAACATAAGTAATGCAACTGCAGAAACTAAATACCACTTATTGAACCCCTTAATTTCATCCCACATTTGTTTAAGATAAGTTGCTGCTACTAATTTTGCAAATTCCAAAGCACCGGCCATCACCATTACTGCCGTTGATGCTCCACTAAATAGAACACCCAATCCTGTTACGGAGAAAAATGCTGCACAACCGGCGATAATTAGTGCAGAAAATCCGACTAAATATTTAAGCCAATTCATTTATCTATTGATTCGTGTTAATTCGGAAATTCTTTCAGCTATCTTTCTTGCATCTTCCAATGTAGTATGTGCTTCAGATGGTGACATGTGTTGTGCACCTGTAATTCCGTTTTGTAAAATCCTCAATTTACCATCTAAGGACTCTAATAACATTTGTATTTTTTCGTTGTATATCATAATAATAAGTATTTATTTAAATAAAAAAAGGTAGAAGTAACTAAACTCCTACCTTTGTAATATACGAAAAATAACTCAATTAACCAACTTTAATGGTTAATTTTTTAGGTTTTGATTCTTCTTTTCTTTCTATTGTGATTAAAAGAATACCGTTTTTAATATCAGCTTTTGCATTTCTACCATCAAAGTTTTTACCTACATTGATTCTTTCTTCAATGTCTGAAACTAATTGATTAAAAGGATGTTCTTTATCCTGATGTGATTTCTTAGCTTTAATTTCAATTTTGTCCTCAAAGCAATTAATTTCAATATCTTTTGGGTCATGTCCTAATACCGATAGGGCAAGGGTTGCAGTTTCATCTTTAATGTCTACTGCGAATTTGTTTTGAACATAAGTCGTTCTTTGTTTTGGTTGTTCGATTGGAAAAAATTCATCGAATAATTTACTGTAATCAATCATGTACATAATATAAATGTTTTTTAGTTAATAATGTTGAATATAGTTCAAATACTATACCATACCTTATTTTGTTACAAAGTTATGACAAAACTACCCTAACTTTATTACAAATCGGAAAACCTGTCATTAAATTGTGTTATCTTGTCTTTCAATGATTGTCGACATATGGTCTGCCCAATGCATAATAAATTGTAACTTATAAACTAATTGTTTCTTTAAGTCGTGACCTGCTAAATACTTTTGATTATCTTCGTCATACATACCATCAGTAAGTTTGATTGCAAAATATTCTTTCTCATTATATTGAATACCATAGTGGTTTAATGTAAAGAAAGTTCTATCAGTCAAAGTCATATATGGTATTTTTTCATTACGAACAAATAGAGTTCCATATTTCTTTTGAGACCATTCCTCTTGATTTGGTAGATAATGAACTTCACCTTTGATACCCAATTTACCCAAATCGTGGTGCAAACAACTAAATATCAATTCTTCTTCGGTGAAATCTATTTCTCCACCTTGTGCAATAAACAAATCTCTCATTTTAAGAGCGTTCTTACATACATTAAAGATGTGGTCTATATACCCACCAAAATATGCGTTATGATAGTGTTTTGAGCCTGATGCTGGTGATACTGCTAAATTACTACCCAATTCTTCTTCGGAATACATATGGAGTAATTTCTCCAATCTTTCACCTGTAAAGTATTTTTTAATAATTCCGATAAATCTATCGTAGTTTGCTTGTAATTCTTGTTCTGTCTTTAGTTTCATAATTTAGAGTTTAATTGTTAATAATACTCTAATATACGACAAATATTTGACATTACCAAATTTAAATTAAATTCGTTTGTATAGAATGTATGGGTGTTTTTTGTTCTAAAAAAGATGGGTAATTTTCCTTAATAAAATTTATAGTAAATGCATTTTTTCTAATATATCTTTCTTCATTATAGTTAAAACAATTGAATATCTTTCACCATCTAAAATTTCTTTTATCTCATGAAGGGTTGAGGCATCATATGCAATTGCAGTACCTACTTCTTTATTTAATACTATTTCTTTATTATTTGTATCATAACAAATATATTCACCACCAGTATAATCCTCATTTAATTGAATTCCTAAATTCCATCTTCTATTTGGAAATCTTTCATTATAATCTTTGTGTTTCATAAAAGAATCTCCTTTTGAATATTTATGTAGAGAACAACCATATGGTTTATTATTAGGATTACGTTCAATTTTTGAAACTACCGAAAACCAATTAAAAAGTTTTTCAAACATCCATTCCGATTCTGCATCATTTACTATATCCCAAACATTAAAAAATTTTCCCAATTTTTTACCATTCTCCGTTTTTGTAAATTCATTAATTCTTCTATTATCTAAATCTAAATTAGATTCTAATTTTCTAAATGGTAAATCAGTATATATTTTTGTATATGATAGTATTTTATCACATTCTTCTTTTGTGAATATTTTTTCTTGATAAATCATATTAATTTATTTATATCAAATTTTATATTTTCTTTTTTTAAAAACCAAAGTAACGAGAAACGTTCTCCATCTAAAATGGGTGTTATTTCATGTTCTATTCTTACATCAAATAAATATGTATTTCCGATATGTTTATTTAATGTCTGTTCGGTTGGGTTATATAATTTAAAATCTCCCCCATCAAAACTATCATTTAAAAGCACACCGATTGCATATACTCTATCATCTCTGATATCATTGTGTTTTCCGAACCAATCATCTTTTGTAAATTTATGAAAATGTATCGTTTTTTTTATTTTTTTTATTTTGAGTTGTGTTTCTAATTCAAAAAAATCTTTTAATTTATTAAATAACCAAATAGTATTTTTGTCATATTCTATACTCATTGATTCATACATTCTATCTTTGTAGTTCCAATTTTGTTTTTTTGATTTTAACATATCAATGATTGATTGACATTCTTGTTGATTGAATAGTATTTTTTGTGTTAAAACCATTATAACATTTTATTTTTGTTTTTAAATTTATGTATAAATATATCAGCTGATTGTTGGTGACCTTTTTCACTAAAATGCCAATCATTTAATTCTCCGTTTGTTTCATGAAATATGGTTTCAAATTTATTTAAAAACATACAATTTAATCGTTGGTCAAATGGTGTCCAATGAATTATGTTTTTGTTTACATTATTTAATAATTTAATCCAACTATTTACTTCATTACAATATCTTATATCATCACGATTTAAAAGAATCTCAATAAGAGTTGATTCGGATATTTTTGTTCTATCAAATTTTTTAGTTGAAAATTCATCATAATTTGGTAAAATTGTTATCCAATCAGTGTGATTAGGTAATCCTGTAATTTGTACCCAATCATTATTTTTTAAATTATTAGAAACTAATCTAAATCTTAAAGGGGATGACCATCCAATTATTACCAAGTCGTTTTTTTTAATATTATCTACGTTATCACAAAATTTTTGTAATATAGAATAATTATCCGATGCATTTTCGGCCAGATTAATTAATTCTAAATTTAATTTTTCTGAAACGATTTCACCAAACCCTTGTGGTGTATAACCTTTCCAATTTACATAATTATTTGTCCAATTAGATTCAAATGAAAATCCAGCAGAAAAACTATCTCCAAATATATAAAGTTTTTGTGACATTTAAATAATATTTTTTACTTTTTTAGCAACCCAAACTACCATCATTTCTCTACAACCAGATTTTATCTCTTTAACTTCATGATATTCTTTTTGCCCATCAAATACCACAACATCTCCCTGTTTGAAGGGAACTAAGTTATCATTAACATACAATTCCCCACCTTCAAAATTATCGTTTAACATAATTAAATATGTTTTATTTGCTTTAATATCTAAATGTCTTTTGGCATAATATCCAGATTCATATTTGATGTAGTGCAACGAATATATCAACTCATCTTCTTCTAATGTTATATATTTTAATATAGTATCGATTAATATTTTATTAGTTAAATCACAATAAAATATTTCTTTTAAACGTATCACATTTTTAAAATCATGATATGATTTAATTTTTTTATTTTCATTTCCAAAATTATAATTTTTTAACATTATATCAATGTCATCATAATTTATTTTATTTTTAATAATGTCCATTATCTACTAAATAAGTGTTTTTGTTTTATTAATTCTATATTTGTTACCAATTGGAAATTTTATATTTTTAACCTCTTCTATATTAAGATAATTAACAATTTTTTCAAATCCATTATTATAATATAATTCCTCATATGAAATTGTAAAAAACGTTTTATTAATATATTTTTCTTTAAATTCAGATTTTAATATATTAAAATATTCGGTTTTTTCTTTGGTTATTGATATTTCAGGTTTTTCATAAACATATGGTAAATGCCAATTGTCTGTATTTAATGCATTCAAAAATGATTCCAATTGCTCTTGTGCATTTTCTCTATATAACACGATAATTTTGTCAGATACATCTAATAATAAATCCCAGTTTATATTAGGATAATATATTTCTTTAATACAAAGATGTTTAGTTTTATATTTGTAATCCTTTGGATGTATTTTATTTTGGAACCATTTAGAGCCAGGGTTTGCCGGTTCAAATAGTGTAGTGAAACTTTTATTAAAGTAAAACCAATTGGTAAGATTTGTTGAACCACTTCTAGGTTCTGCTAAAATTGTAACAACCATATTAATAATATTTTTATATTAAAGTAATGTTTTATTCTCTTTTAGATTTGGAAAATCAAACAATATATTTCCTGCAATTACAATTCTATCAATATTAGAATTAATTGAAGTTTCAGGTCTATGATATAAATTCGCAGGAAAAATAACTAGTTCATTTTCTTCTGGTAAAAACGTAATTTCTACATTATCATCTTGATTTAAAAAAAATAACTTTCCGTCATTTCCATCCAAATTATTCGGCATTTGTACATAATAAGTGAATGTGTAATTACTTTCAATTGATTTTTTTACCTGAGGTGAAAACTGTGTATGATTGTGATAATGAGATTGTGTATTTTCATCTCTTGAAATAAAAATCCAAGAATATAAACAATAATCAACTTCTTCAACTTTTTTATCTTTTTTAAATAATTCTACGCATTTCTTAACACCATAATTTAAAATATAATCAATTTCTTTACATTTTAATATTGTATTAGTTTGAATGCCTGGAGATATATGTGATGGTTCATATTTAAATAATGATACGTTTTGATGGATTTTTTTAATTAAATTTTCTTTTGAAAATGGATAATTTATTTTTTCTCTATATATTTTTTCAATCATAATAAACTAATTGTATTTTTTGTTTTAAGATTGGTTTCATAAATCCACCCGCTAATAGAATATCGTTTGTAGTTTTCATCTACAATTTCATCTACATAATGAAAATCTTTTATATTTTCAACATCAAATAAATTCAAACTATTAAATTTAGGTAATAATTTGTATGTAATATTATTTTTATCATCTATGAAGTTTAAACACCCACCCTTGTTTGCATCCGCATCTTTTGTTAAATTATACACAAACGCGTATTTCCTTTTATGTGCATTATCATTGTGAGGAGATAAAAAATTTCCATATGTATATTTTGATACAAACATACTCTGTGCAGTAAAAAATTTATCTCCTAATAGTTTACTAATTTCAAATTCTAAATTTAATAGAACAAATAAGTTTTGTAAAAATTCTTTATTTTCAATACTACTATACCAATATGAAAATTCACCTTCTTTAAGTTTTGATTTTTCGTATTCATAAGATTTTTTATGCTTTGAATTTGTAACCCAATCGGTTTGAGAATCAATAATTTTATAAACATTATTTGCTTTATCTTTGTTTAGAAAATTTTCAATTTGTATTGGT